GGCCGGACCGGATGCGGATCACCGGGATCCGAAATCGTGGATGATTGCGAATCCTGGTTTCGGGACTTTGCAGGATCCGGAGGATTTCGATTCGGCGGTTCGTCGGACTCCGGAGAATGAGTTTCGTACGAAGCGCATGAATCAATGGGTCGCGTCGTCGACGGCTTGGCTTCCTGCCGGCGCTTGGGATTCCCTCGAACGATGCGATATCCCAGGCCCGGATATTCCGGTGGTGCTTTTCGTTGACGGATCTTTTTCTGGTGACTCAACATTTATCGCTGGTTGCACGGTGGAACCGAAACCGCGAATATTCAAGGTTGCCGCGTGGGAGAAGCAACCGGAAGATTCGGATGAATGGCGGGTAGAAATATCCGAAGTTGAAACGGCCGTAATCGAGGCTTGCAAAAAATTCCGGGTGGTGGAAGTGCCTTTCGATCCGTTCCGCTGGCAACGATCGATGCAGGTTCTCGCCGAGTCCGGTATACCGATCGTGGAATATCCGACTTCCTCACCGGCCCGGATGGTTCCTAGTTGTGCAAAGTTTTTCGATGCTGTCATGAGTAACGGTTTATCCCACGATCACGATCCGCAATTATCACGGCATATCGCTAACGCGGTCGTGAAAACGGACAGGTTGGGGCCGAGGATTGTGAAGGAAAACCGTTGGAGTTTACGCAAAATCGACGGCGCGGTTTGTGCCGTGGGTGCCTTCGACCGGGCAACGATGTACCGGGAAGCACCTAAACCGTCTGTTCCTATGTTCTTTTCATGAGAGGGAAATAATGGCCGCTATTATGCAGCTGATCGGCGCGGTATCCGTTACTGCGGGTGCGGCCCTGATTGAGCCGGCGGCCGGATTCATCACCGGCGGAATTTTCCTGGTGCTGATCGGAATAGCAATCGAACGGAGCAAGAATGCTTAACAATTTGTTTTCTTCTCCGGAGAAGCGGGCTATTACTTTCCAAAAGCTTTTCGAGATGGGTGCCGATGTCCCGGCCGGGACACGTTCCGGTGTCCGGATTACCCAGGAAAATTCGTTCACGATCGGACCGGTATATGCCGCTATCCGTTTAATTTCGGATTCGATTTCGACTATGCCGATGGATACGTTTATCAGGGATGATGGGCAGCGGCGGCCATATCGCCCGCGTCCCGTATGGGTGGATAGCCCGGAACCGGATCCATCGATGCAAAGATCCGACCATTACCAGGCCCTTTTGGTTTCTTTGCTTGTGGACGGTAATTCGTTTAGCCGGATCATTCGTGATTCCCGCGGTGACATTATCGCGCTTCATGTGATGGATCCCCGCCGGGTTGAGGTTGTCCGTAACCGGGAAACGATGCGGATCGAGTTCCGGATCGATAACGGCCGGTTCATTCTCCCGGAGGAGGACGTAGTTCATATCACGGAGCTTCGGCAACCGGGGAAGCTTCGTGGCACTTCACGAATCACGGAGCTTCGGGAAACGCTAGGTTTAACGAAGGCACTCGAGGAATTCGCGGCTACGTTTTTCGGATCCGGTAGCACGACGGCCGGCATTATCGAAGTGCCTTATGAACTTACCCAGGAACAGGCTCAGACTTTGCAGGATTCCTGGGAGGCCGGGCACAAGGGATGGAGGAAATCCCACCGGCCCGGGATCCTTTCCGCCGGCGCGAAATACACTCAAACTTCGGTAGATCCGACGGATGCCCAAGCTCTCGAGTCGCGTGAATTCGCGGTGGAGGAAGTGGCAAGAATCTTCCGCATCCCTGTCCATATGTTGCAATCGACGCGGCAAGGTGCAATGTCTTATGCGTCGGTCGAGGAATCTTCCCGCCAATTCGTCACCTATACGCTGCTTCCCTATATTTCGAAGATTGAGGCGGCCTATACGAAGCTTCTTCCCGGTGATGCTTTCCTTCGGATCAATGTGGATTCGCTTTTGCGGGCAAGCCTTCAAGATCGATTCTCGGCATATTCGATTGCGATGCAGGCCGGGTTCCTGTCGATTAATGATATTCACCGGCTCGAGGATTTGCCACCGGTTGAGGACGGGGATCAATACCGGGTGAGCCTTGCTAACGTGAACCTGGCCGCCGCTAATATTGTTGAAACAGAAAAGCGGGTGCAGAATGCGGTCCGTTTGATTACTTCCGGTTTCACGCCGGAACAGGTTTTGCAGGCTATGGGACTGCCGCAAATTGACCATACCGGTTTGCCTTCGGTGCAGTTGCAGCAGGCGGCCGCCTTCGATCCTTTGAATCCGTCAGCAGCGTATCCGGTGGAGTGAAATGATTACTAGTGGGCAAGTCACGGTCGGCACGGCTAATCCGGTACTTATCGGCGGAGCGTATCCAGGGGCAAGCAAAATCATTGTTCATAACAATGACAATACGAAAGCATTATTCCTGGGAAATGAATCGGTGACGATTGCGACGGGACTTCGATTGGTTAAGGAATCAACAATCCAATTTGATCTGTATCCGAATGAATCCGTTTATGCGGTGAGCGATTCCGGTTCTCACACGGTTTCCTGGTTGAGGCAAACGAGCTAATGCCTTACTTCGTTACCGGTGAAGGTGAGGCCGAAGGATGCCCGGGTTACGCTGTCGTGAAAGAGGACGGCGAAGTAATCGGATGTCATACAACGCAGCAGGATGCAATCGATCAAATGGTCGCTATCTCGATTGCCGAGGATATGGAACCGGGCGGATCCTACCGTGAGCTCCCATCGAACTATCGGCCGGCTTTAGCGGATGATGTCCCGGATGGTCGGGCTTGCGGTAATTGTGTTTTCTATGACGAGACACAAATACAAGAGGATTTAGCGTGGTGTTCGAGATGGGAAGCTTTCGTTTCCGGTGCCTACTATTGCAATGCTTGGCAGGGTGAGGAACGGCAAGCGGATACACCGGCCCCGGAAGCTGACCAGATTTCTGGTAGTGACGTAAACGAACCGGGATCCGCCGGCGGCCCGGGTGGGGATATCGAATTATCGGAGGCAACCGAAACGGCCCTTCGAAATAAAATCTCCGAACATAACGATCAAATGGCGGAGGATGACCGGCCGGATTGGACTCGGGCAACATTCGGGATGCTGGCCGCGGTATACCGCCGCGGTGCCGGGGCTTATTCGACTAGCCACCGGCCGGGGCAGACTCGCGGGGCTTGGGCTATGGCCCGAGTTAATTCTTTCCTTTTCTTGCTTCGAACCGGTTCACCGGAAAACCCTAACTACGTCACCGATAATGATCTTCTCCCGGAGGATCACCCAAAGTCGACGAGAACCGCGAAACGAAATATCGATGGGGAACCGGCAATCATTGTCGACATCGACGGCACCCTAATAACCGCGGGCCGGCCGAATCTCGAATTAATCGATTACCTTGATTCCCAGGATGCCGAAATTTTCATCGTGACGGCGAGGCCCGAATCAGAACGATCGGAAACCCTCGATCAGCTGGAATCCTTCGACATCGATTTCGATTTCCTTTTCATGAAAGATTCCGACGAAGAAACCCCGGCCTGGAAGAAATCCGTAGCGGAAACGATCCTGGAAACATATAACGTGCTTCTAGCGATAGATAACGATCCGGACAATATGGAGGTTTTCCAGGAGCTCGGGATTCCTACCCTCGACCCGGAAGAAATCCGCGGGCTCGAGATACGGCAGCAAACCCCGCCTGAATATATCCAGGCGGCGGCGGCCCGCGGGCTCGAGCTTCGGGCGGAAGGCTTCGGAGGTGACGGTCTCACCGATCGAACAATCCGGGAGGCCCGTCTAATGGCGGATGGGGAAATGTCGGACGACAAAGTGATCCGGGCTAATGCTTGGGCGGCCCGCCACGCTGTCGACCTTGAGGCGCCGTCTAATTCCGATCCCGATGATGACGGCTGGCCCGGTGCCGGCGCTGTCGCACATTACTTGTGGGGAATCGATCCTTTGGATCCCGAACCGGCCCGGGCATGGCTGGAACGTACTGCCGAGATGATCCGCGGCGAAAGGAACATAATGAGTAACGTCGAAATCCGTACCTTCGAGGCGACGGTTTGCGAAGTCCGGTCCGAAGGTGACGGGATGACATTCGCCGGCTACGCATGGCGATACAACGAACCTTCGCTGCCGCTGCCGTTCACGGAGCGTATTGCGCCAGGCGCATTCACCCGGACCCTCAAGTCGAAGAATGATATTCGGGCTTACGTCAATCACGACGATACGATGCTGCTCGGATCGACGCGGGCTAAGACTCTGCGGATCGAGGACCGTGCCGAGGGCGGGTATGTGGAGATCGATCTACCCGATACGACGGCCGGCCGCGATATTCGCGCTTTGGTTTCAAGGGGAGATATCACCGGCATGAGTTTCGGTTTCTCAACCGTGAAGGATTCCTGGTCATCGGACGGCGGTGAGAGAACACTACTCGAAGTACGCTTGCATGAGGTAAGTGTCGTCACGGCCGTGCCAGCGTACCCACAAACTACCGCTTCGGTTCGTAATCTTCGTGTCATTGCGAAGCGTACCGAAACGGATCCGACGGATCTCGCGGATGCTATCTCGGCACTCGAGGCCGGCGAATTGAACGAAGATCAGGCCGGCATCCTTCGTAAGGTTGTCGACCGTGCGGCCGGTGTAGATGAACCGGTGGCGAAGATTCCGGTTAGTTTGCTGATGAAGCAAATCGACCTATTGGCGAAAGCTATCTAGTTTTCCCTAACCGGATTAGGTCGTCACATATGACGGGCCGGTTAGGGGACTCGGGCATGACAGGATAAGTGGACAAAACAAATCCAAAAAATTTAATTTGTCCAAACCCCGGTTCAATTCCGGGCATGTCCACCGCGAAAAAATCGGAGCCGGTTTTTTCGTACCGTGTGCGGAGCCGCGCCGGAGCATAAACAATCCCAACAATTCTTTAGGAGAATTCCGAAATGGAATATTTGAAGCGTCAGGTGGAGGCGCGTCAGGAGGCTTGGCACGCGGCTAAGAGTTTGCTCGATGCTGCTGCTGCCGAGAAGCGTGATCTCACCGCAGAGGAACAAGCACAGTACGACCGCATTAACGAGGACATCGACGCACGTTCACAGAAGATCGAGGATCTTCGTGCGGCAGAGATGCGGGCGAAGGATATCGAAGCTTCGATGATTGATGCCCCCGAGGTTCGTGAGGTTGCGGCGGCCCGCCGTGGCTCGGACTTCGATACCCTCCGGAAGCTGGTTTCCGGGGAGATTCGTTCCGCTACCTTCGAGCGTCGTGACCTTAACAAGTCCGACGATTCGAGCCTTCTT